ATTGATATCTAACTGTCGTGTTTCTGCTTTGGTTTTATCATTCTGTGTATTTTCCTGTTCATTGACTATCATTTCATGCACAAAATCAATGTTGACATCTTTACTCTGATAATCAGTGCCGTTCATGGTGTTGATTTCATTCAGTACCACCGGAATGATTTTTGTTTTGAGGAATTTTTTGATCCTCTTCTCAAATTTTTTCGCTTTTAAATCGAGAAGGGTATAGGCCATTTTAATTCCAATATTGGTGGTTGCTGACGTGTCCTTCAGGTTGATCGTATTAAGTCCCATACCGAATCTGTAAATGTTCTTTTCATCTTCATCACACTTTGTTTTTCGTGCTTCATATGGTACGGCAACTGTCATTATATCAAGTCCACCATTTTCACCAACACCTACAGTTTTCTTTGTCTTGATGTTCTGAATCAATTCATCCATATCGTCACCATCAAAACCTTTGACAACGTGAATCGGTGTATCAAAGTCCTGAAGGTTGTTTGACAGACCACATTCCATCAGGTCATAGTCATCAATTAATGCCTTAATAGGCTTCAGTCCACTCAGCTGTTTTCTGTTGTAGTCCAACCTGAAGAAGGGCATGAAACCTAAACCAGCACCAAACTTTTCACCTGTCTTCACGTCAGTGTAAATAATATTCGGCTGTGGGTTGATTGGTTTTTCATCATCCAACTTCATTTCACCATAACCTGACTGAACATAATACCAGATTTCCTTGTCAGTGTGTACCTGTATTCTGGTGATTGGTGTGTTGTCTTTACCGATGCGGTCAATGTACCAGTAGATGTGGTATTCACAGCCGTCATCTGTGTCCTTTGCTCTGACTTCAACTACACCTAAACCATCAGCATATTCAAACGCTGTTTTATCATTTGCGTTTTTATATGCATAGAGATAATCAAAACCCCTGGTGTATGCTCCAGAAATCAGTTCTGAAAACTCTGACCAGAAATCATCATTGAAATATTCATCCAAATAGTCCTGAAGACCTTCAGCTGTTTCTGATACGGTGATAGGATTTTCTGCTGATGAAAATATGTATGATGTCAGCTGGTCAACCAACTCAGTGAAGAAGGGGTGTGATATTCTCTCATTACTCCTGGTCTTATCCTCTACCAAATCACCATCAGCGTTGTAATAAAACATTCTATATCCTTTGATATCATGATCGCCCTCGTAATAGTCTGTACCTTTTTTCGCTTGAACTTTTCTGAAAGACCGACTATCCTCATCAATTAATCTCTTTATTTCTGCTGGTTTTAACATTCTAACCACCCTCTTTCTATAGAAAAAGGAAGCTTTTCAGCTTCCTTTTGTCGTTAAAGTCTTTTCTATTGTCCATCCACGATTTATCCTATTGCGTATTGTAGTTCTCGGAATACCAGTAATTACTGACCATTCAGAAATAGAATGGATTTCACCGTTAAACTCAATATTGCGATTATTTCGCCTGTTGTTATTTTGTTCTTTCATAGACACCCATCTGCAATTGTCTGGTGAATAACCTTTGTCATTGTCGATTCGGTCAATAGTCAAATTATTAGAATAACCGTGTGACGTTGACCAATCATGAAATGCTTGAAAGTCATCCTTCCATTCATCACAGACTGTAATTCCTCTACCACCATAATGTTTAAACTGTTTGTGTTTAGCGTAATAACAACGTTGTTTCATACCTATCCAGATGGTGTAAAGTCTATCATACGATGACCCATGTCTTAACGCTTTATCCTTTTGTATGTCGTGTGAATAATGATTACATCCACACGACTTTGTTTGTCCTGATACTAGATTCCATGACTGTACTTCTTTTTGATTTCCACAATCACATTGACATAGCCATGTTGCACGACCATACTTGTTTTCTGCCCTTTTTATTACCGTCAACCTTCCGAATCGTTGACCTGTCAAGTCTTTCAATTTACCCATTGACTTCACCTGACTTTCTCAGCAACTGAAAAATCAAATCCAACAAAGCGATATCATCGATTCTTTTCAATTCCTCACTGATAAGTTCAATATATTCCTGCTTCATAATACTTTTCCTTTCGTCAATTAATATGTGATTTACACTAGAATTAAGTGTATGTATATATTGTACACTTATTTTTAGTGTAATTCAATTCACATAATAACCAAACTTCCGGATAAATTACACTAATTATTTGTGTAATTTAACACTTATAATTAGTGTAAACTTGTGATATAATATTATGAATGAAGGTGGTGATAATATGTCTTTACAGTATAAAGGTGACGTTTTGCAAAAGTTAAAAGATGCAGGATATAACACCAGTCGATTACGCAAAGAAAAAATAATGGGTGAAGCTACAATCCAGAAACTAAGACAAAATGAATTGGTTTCATGGGCAACGATCAACACTATCTGTACTCTGTTAAATTGTCAAGTTGGTGATATTGTTGAATTTATACCACAGAAGGAAGGGTAACACCTTCCTTCTTTTTTCTTCAATCAACCTCTTAATGCATCCAGCCTGATTTCTTCACGTATTTCTCAACTGCATATCTCATAGCATCCATCAAGTGATTGAAGTCATCAATTGGATCATTTAACTTCTTACCAAACTTATCTTTGTCCCAGGTGTAGTTACTGATTTCAGTTATGAAATTCACACACCGGGGATGTATTATAATTTCAAAATCCTGAATAAACTGAATGCCATTGTTTACGCTGTCTTTACCTTTTTTTGCTCCGGCAATTCTCAGACCTAAACCCTTCAACTGTGCAATTGATTTTGGTTCAGCGGAATCAGCTGTAATATGTTCTTTGGAATATCCCATGTTTGATATTTTTTCATGTATCTTCTGGTTTGACATTCCTTTTTCATAAAACTCATCCCACACATACAGTTTTTTGTGTGTGGTATCTATAAAACCAATAAAAAAAGCACTCGGATCATTGGTATAACCAAAGTCTAAACCGACTGCTGTTTTACAATCTCTTACTTCATCGAGAAGGAAGGACCTTTCTATCCAGTTTTCATATACTAAACCGTCAACAATACCCCAGTTCCCCAGACCAGCGACCTGATACCTTCGGGGGTTATTGACCTTCATTTTCTCAAATACTTTTTTGTCAGCATCCGACAGCCATTCATTACACAGGTAGTTGGTGGTTATCGCTAATGTGTCATCATCTTTAACGTCAAAAAATCTTTTCTTCAGCCAGGTTCGTTCATTCCAGGGATTGAAGGTCAGGGTGATTTGTTTAAAGAGATGTTCAGGACAATCACCCAACATTGATTCTGCCAGTGTATCAAAATCTTCTTCACTGGTAATCTCATAGGCTTCTTCAATCCACATCCAGCACAACACACCAACCTCAGTGGCAATTGATGTGATTTTGAGCGGATCATCTAAACCCCTGAAGTAAATCTTCTGACCTGTGGGAATGTAGGTCATTTCCAATGGTGATTCCTTTACGCTCCACAGATGTTCAACCTGTAATCTCCTAATAGCCCACTTCAGTTCAGTAAAACATGAATCTTTTAATGTTCTGTATGTCTTCCTGACTACCAACATATTTGATTCTTTCATCTTCATGATGTGGTAAATAGTCCACAGTGCCATTGTCTTTGACTTCTTGGAACGTCTTGAACCTTTTACTGCTCTGTACCTTCCCCTGAAGTTCCAGAATGTTTTGTAACCTTTACCGACTAAATCAGGAAGGTGTATTTTCACTTTTTTAATCTTCAAGGCCGTCTTCACCACCAAATGTGGGTTGAATGATTTCCGCTGTTACTTTGTCGGTATAAATGCCGTATCGTTTACCTAACAGTTCAGCTGCCTTCAATTTATCTTTCTCAGATGGTGCTTTTTTCATCGTTCTTGCTTCAGAACATCCGTCACCGATGCCTTCAACAACTATCTCTTCTGACTTACTTTCACCACGTAAAACAGCTGTCAGATATTTAAGAACTTCATCCTGATCAGCGATTAACTGTGATTCTTTTTCGGCCATTCGTTTGTCCAGGTACCGTTTTATGTCAGGTTTCGTTAAGTTTTCATTACCAATGACTTTTGCCGTTTTTTCTGAATATCCAGCCTTTATTGCTGCCTGTGTTGCATTCAGGCTGATTAAATATTCATCACAAAATCGTTTCTGTTTTTCCGTCATGCTAACACATCCTTTCCACGCAAAAAAGCACAACCTGTATTTCCGGTTGTGCCTTCGTGTTTATTTTTCTATTATAATAATAACATAAATTTTATATTGGTTTCAATAGGTTTTCATAGGTTTTTAATGCTTTCCCATGTGTTTCAACGATGTATTGATATGAATAACTACCTTCCTCAGCGATCATCACCAAAGATTTATACTGGACATAATGCTTATGTAAAACCTGATACTGTAATGCCGGTAACTTTTCCATGATGCTTATTCTCTCATTCTTCACTTCAATAAATTCATCAATCAGGTCATCAATTTCATTTTCCATATCAATTATCTTGGCTATGATGTTACCAATGCGGTCACCTTGCCTTGATCCCTGAACCATATCTCCACCGATAGGGCTTGATGTGCTTATTGCTAAACATCTCAGCTGTTGCACTTCAACCAGCTTATTCTGAATCATCATATCATGTTTTCTTATCTCCTGAAGATATTCTTTCACATCCATAAACTTAACCCCTTCCTGTCAATAAAATCAATAAAAATACATCGG